CTACTAATGAGCGCCGCTCGGACACCGCGTTTGAGTAAGTCATAGAAGTCGTTTCGGCGCTCAAGAAGTAGGCAGGTATTCCACAGGCCCGAGCTAATTCTAGTGCTACATATTGACGCGCTTCTGCGAGCTGCATTGATTTAGGATCAAAACCAAATTGCTGTAATTCTACATCTGCATTTAGGAAAGCTGTTGAGCGAGATTGGCGAGCAGTTTTCCAAGCAGTTAGCAAGGATGAAATTCTTTCGGCAGTTAGATTAGTGCCATTCGACTTTAACACCATTGAAGGTGCTGGCTCTTTAGCATAATTAACTGCTGCGTTTTCAAGATAAACTGCTGCAGCTACTGTCTTTCCAGCGCGATGCAAGAAGCCTTCATCTCCACCATCAAATCTTATGATTGAACCGACGCCACTAAGCGGAACTGCTTTACCATCAACTTTGTAGCCAGTAATTGTGGTGTTAAGGAAATCGGTATCAACTGTAACGCGGTCTGGACTTACGCGAGTCCAAGCTCTAACGCGACCGCCATCAGTTGCGCTATACATCTCAAGCACTTGACCATAACCAGCACCATATAGCCAGATATCTTCTGCAAGCCAGCAATAGATTACGAATCCTGCAACTCTTGGGTCTGGCTGATTTATTACTCTGTGTGGATCAACATACTGGCCAGTAATACGATTGAAAGTTGTTAAAGGTAATGAGCCAATAGTTCCGCAGATGATATTGCGAGCTCTTGCAACGGATGGAACGCTCATTGCTAATTGGCGAGTGGTATTAGTTGCACCGCCAAGAATATTATAAACTGAATCGCTAATCTGAACTGGTGTTAAAGCTGCTTGAACATCAGTAACGGCAATAGGGCGCTTGGCCTCAACTGCTGGAAATAGGAAATCTCTTATAGCACCCATTGCTTACATTGTAAGCGAGCCTACTTACACTATTTGAATATCAACGCTACTTTCAGCCATCGTTGCATAGTGTGTTGCTAAAGCTGAAGCAATTGCTCCGCAGATTGTCGTATTGCTGACTTTCCGACCCATTACCCAGCCGCCGTCACCGAAAGGGAGTTTGACGGCGGATAGGCATTGTTTGGTCAGCTCTTCCTGTCCCGAGTGAGCTAACCGCTGAGATGAAATTGCTCCCAGTAATTCATCGCAGCTTTGGGCATAATCAAGACCATCTATTGGCTCAACCCTAATTCCTGCAGGAGCTAACCTAGCTGCTACCGCTGACGCGGTTTTGGCTGAATAGGCAACCAGCTGAACTGGATACTTTCGCACCCATTCGGCTACATCATTAGCCATTGCTTTATCGTCCAGATTGGCAGGGTTATGCCAAGTCTGCAGCAATATAACTTGGAACATATCTCCCTCAAGTCTTTGACTAGCGACTAAAGCCGCTTCTTTCCTGCTAGGACTTAGATCAATAGCCAGCCAAGTATCTGCTTCAGGGTTGAGTCGAAGCCCCTCAACTTTGCAACTTTCCCATTGAGACGGATTGATAACTGGGTTTATCGTATCGACCCATTGGCATAAAACTTCTGTGCGCACAATATCCTCGGGGTCTGACAAGACGGCTCGGATATTATCTGGATGGACTGTTATGCCAAGTGATGGATTAGCTTGACAGACACCTAGCCAGAAGGCTGGTGAATTATCGAATTTAATACCAATAGGAGCTGACCATTCAAACCAACCAATATCATCATTGCCACCGAAGATAGCAGCCATTGCTCTTTCCCTAAGTTTATTTAGAACTATGCTGTGTTGATCTCCAGCGTTTGAATAAACCCATATTTGAGGATTGGCTGAAGCCATTTGCGTATATCTCAAAGCTGACCAAACATCCTCATCTTTATACTCTCGGGCTTCGTCTAGGTGTATTGTTTCAGGGGCTGCAATACCTCTGCCAGCCGAGTTATTGGCTCGGACGATATATCGCCTACCTTCAGTAAATTGAAGCTCTTGAAATCCCTTGCTTTCCAGTTTCTTAGTAAATTCAGCAGCTAGCCTTGGATTCTGTTCAATAATTCCATAGATTTTATAGAATAGCTCCGCTGAAGTAGTTAGCTTATGAGCAGTATGGACTTGCAGCTTTTCCTTTAAAACATAGATTCTAAATAAGATTTGAAGCGCCATAAAGGTTGATTTACCCTGTTGCCGAGCGCATAGCAAGGTGACTACTGGATGAGCCCATCGGCCATCAGGTTTGTATTTTAAAGTATGGTGAGCCAGCCATTGTTGCCAAGGCATCAAAGTAAAGCCAATTTCCTCGCAGAATTTAATCATTTGCTCGCCATATGAGGGGTAATCATTGAGTTTAGTGTGGATTCTGGGTTCTGGCACACCTCGGTAAGTCGATTCGTCCCTAATTCGGACAATCTCACCCAATTCAGCCAGAGCAATCTCTTTCATTCTGAATAGTGCCTAGCCGAGCCATTTTCAGGGAAAATCTTCCCAATGGGGGTCGTGGGTCTGCTGGCGCGCTCAAAAAAGGTGGGGGTCATACGATCGCGCTTAGAACTATTGCATTGAGTGCAGCAAGCCACCATATTAGAAGCTTCATCAGTGCCACCTTTGCTTATAGGTATTAGATGATCAACTGTACTGGCTTCAAGGCCGCAGTAATGACAGGTGTTGTAATCTCTTTGAAGCACTTGAAGTCTTGTCTTTTGATAATAGCTGGAGTTATAGCGTCTGCTCAATGCCAGCCCTTGGTCTCTAAGTGTTGCAAGGCATCGCAAGCGCATTTGTATCTATGTCTTATGTATTTGATGTGTGCATCTATTTGCTGCTTTGGGCTAAGGTCTCTATACCAAGTAGAACGCATTTGCCCTAGACCATAATGAGAGCCATTACGAGCCTTTGGATTCCATCTACTCTCTTTATGGATTAACCAGTTATAACATTGAAACTCTTGCCAATCTAATTTGTTATAAGCATAAAGCTTTAGATTCATATCTGCTTCTGATGAATTGATTGGGATAAGCATAAGCGCCGATAGCATCAGCGTTAGGCAATAGCCTGCCCTAACTCTCTGGCTACGGGCTGCCTTCGGGCCCCGCCTTAGACGGAGTGTAGCGGCCTTGTCAAGTAGGCTAACATAAGTGCTGTTCAGAGCCATATTAACCATCTATCCCAATAGAATCCCAATTATCTATATGGTCATCTATCGTTCTATAGATTGGATATATGTGATCAATCATTTAATAACCTTTCCATATGCTTACATAATTCTTCACCTAGTTCATATGGAATCATTGACCTAAGTCTTGCATTACGCAACTTTCCTGTGCCACCCGCATTAGTTCCAGCTGGGCTTGATTGATGGCAATCGGCTTTGGGTCTGCACATTGGCCTACTAATCCATCCATTAAATTGTCCCCATATATCAGTCGGTTTCATCCTGTTATCTCCATACTGACAATAGGTAACTGTGGTCCTCGGGTATTTAGCCATAAATTCTTGTTTTCTTAGCATCCCTCGAGGGTTTTCTAATATCCATCCTTTTGCGTTTAATTCTTCAATAAGCGTTAAAGTGGCTTTCATTAAATCAATTGCTTCATAAACGCTTGGATGTTTAGGTATAGGGCCATTAGGTGATTTAGCCCAGTATTTCCATAACGAAGCAACTGAGAACTTTTGGCAAGGTGGAGAAGCCCATATAAAGTCAGGTTGGCCATACTTACTAATCAACTCATCAGCCTTTAGGCTTAATATATCTCTCTCATTAGCATCAAAGTACGGGTCTATCTCAACCTTTATGACTGTGTGACCTCTATCCTCAAAGGCTTTAGTTGCTGAGCCTGTACCACTGAAGAAGTCATAAACTATCACTCCAACTCCCATATCTTCTTAAACTCTAACTGGCCTGATTGAAAGGCGTCTTTCAGCCTTTCCCTGCCGTCACTATGGAACTTAGTAACCAGATAAGGCTCAGCTATTGTGCCTTCTAGCCATTTAACTCTTTCACCATTTGGATCAATAACATCATCGCCATTGATATAATGGAACTTATCTAATATCGCATCTATTGATGATTCTCTTACTGTCTCAACTATCTCGCTAGATACATTGCTCTTTACCCATTTAACGAACTCGCGCTCGTTCTTGATAACCCACTTAAACTTTGGCTTACTGGTAGTCACATAGGCAATAACATCATCACCATATTCAGCCTTTACTCGGTCTGCACCTATCTTGTCCATCTCTGTCTGTAAGGCCGCTCTAAGCCTATCCTTGGCCTTCTTAGCCTCATCAGCTATCAGACTTACCGCTGCTAGTTCTAGGCTCAGTTCTTTGATTCCCATTGCGCTCCCTTTCTTCTTGCCTTCTTAATCTGGTCTCAAGTGATGCCAGATTGATACCACAATCCTTGGCTATAAACTCCTTATCAAATCCCCACTCCATTAGCTGACGGATATATCTAATAGAGTGGGGCTTGCTCATCGTAGGGCCTTTCCATAGTTGAGTTTCCTGTCCAGTATTTTACGCTGATTTGTTCAAAACCAGCTGCTAATCGACATACTCGACACTTACCCGATTTCATCTTCCATCCACCACATTGCTCGCATCGCACAATATCGTCCTCTTTGCTAGCTACGCGATCAGATGGATAGATAATGCGCTGAAGGAAGCATCGCTGGCACTCGACCAACCATACTTCCTCAGGCGCTTCGGCAAGATCCTCAGTGTTAAACCGCTTTAATTCGATATGCGGTGTAACTAACTTGCAATTACTGCAAGGGAAAGGGTGTGCATCTTTAATCATTTCTGAAAAACCCAATGCCCATCTGAACCAACTCTCATCCATTTAGCAGGATGACCAGACTTCGGCGTAGGACAAACCCAACCCCTATATTCCTTGCCTTCCTTTGTGCCAGTCTTTAAGACCATTGGCCCATCTCCACCAGAACATAATGGGATTTCATCAATTATCTCAGCACCTAATTGGTCTGCTATTGCAGTTACATCCCAGACAATTGGCTCAGGGTCATTCGGGCGCTGTTCTTTTATGAATTCCGCAAGAGCTGGCTTAGTCGTTTCAATTGCCTTCTTTGGGCTTTGTTTAGTCTTAGCGAAGTATCCAGCGAGGTTAAGTGCGCGTCCCAGCGCTCCAGTTTCCGCAAGCTCGAGTGCATATTGCTTTGATTTAGACTCGCTGGATAAACCTGTAGTCCAAGGGTGTAAGTCAGCTTCAGTGCGATATAGCTCAGTTTTAATGATATAGACATCGCAATTAGCCACAAGCGACTCCGCCAAGATATGAGTCTTGATTCTATAATCTGGATAAGCATTTATAAACTCCTTTAATCGGTCTTGCACACTTACATAATCATCTAGGTAATTCGACATCTAACTTCTCTCTCCCTGCGAAATCATTTATCGCATCTTCTAACTGTTCTTTCAATAAATAAAATGTGCCATCTGGCCAGTTCTGTGCATCATCGGCGCAAGGCTGGCAATAGAACCTAACCTGTGCTTTACGAAGCGGTGTCTCGCTTTGGACTTTCCATACTGCTGGTCTAGGCACTTCTGCCTTTTCACCTGCATCATTTACAACTACGAATTTTTGTGGAACGCCGTAGCGGTATTTGCAATAATCACACCATTGATTTTTATTATGATTGCGAGTCAGACTCAATGTCGTCCCAATCTTCTGGTGTCGAAAATCGTAATCTACCCAAGATAGCGGCATATCCAATGAGATCGAGATACGAATCTTCGCGCTCTGGACTTTCCACCATTCTTGAGAGTTTGGTCGCGATAGCAATAAGCGCCAAGTCAGCTGGGTCTCGGAGCTGAATACCGAGTGCTTTACTGATTTTGAAAATGCGTAATAGATTGTGCCTCGGGTCGCCATACTCGATGCCCCTGTCGAATAGTGTGTTTCCAGCACTTTCGAGCCATTCATTTAATGACTTCTGTGTATCGGACACTTGCTCTCCCTCTCTTATATCCTTCATTAAAGGCTTTAGCTTTGGCTGAACTCCAAAGAGCCCATAAGTAAAGGCCGAAGAATGGAACGCCGATGGTTATTGCAAAGACTTGCGTATCAGATAAATTAGGAAACATCTGCACTCACCCCATATTTATCAAGCCAATATGCAGATATCTCAGCCTTTGATAAACGGCCTCGCAGCTGCTTTTTACCCATTCGCTCTTTAGCAAATCGTCTAATTATTGATCCCTTAACCCAATTTGTCTCATCAGTCCAAGCCCCTGCTTGAGAATCAAATCGAATTAGAGCTACTTTATTTACCATTTTGCTCCCGTTCTGTAATCCCTAAATGGATTAACGGGTTAAATGTATTTGCTTAAATCTATTTAGACAAGCAATAGCTCGGCGAGTCGTATATCAAAGAAGCCGCATAGCCTCTCGGAATGGGCTTTGTTGCTAAAATCGGTTGTAATCGGAAGGCTCTTCAAAACCCACTCAGGCTCTATTAGAGCCCCTAAGTCAAACTGGTAGATGCCCTTAGGTGTCGCATTGATATACAGGGTCTTAGCGCCCGTCCTAGCCCTTATATCGGCCAGATAATCCCACTTCTTCTTCTCAATCAATAAGCGGTCATAGTGCGTTCTACGGCATTTGAGCTCAATATAAGAATCGCTAGTAATGCCATCTGCTCGGTCGGTCGCTGATAAGGGCGTCAAGTCTGGGTAAAGCGACTTGAGAGCCTCGAATAACTCAACCTCTCGAAAGTAGATTAGTTATCTTCCTCGCCATCTTCCCAACCAATTTTCTTTATTGGGTCATCGGCTGGCACTATCCAATCAGGGTAAGAGCTACGATCCATAGCAAAGGCCAGAGAAGTGCCTTCGTCCATTCCAGCTCTACGACAAGCTTTATAAACTTCATTGGCTGCAATAGCCCAGAAGTCAATCTTTGTTAAAGGCGTCTCTTTAGTAGTGCGCTTACGCTTTACTGGCTTCTTACTTACGCGCTTTCGCGTTGCCATTTCTGACCCCTCTCGCTAGGGCCAATTCTAGCTGAGACTCCATTTTATCAAGGCGCGACACTATTGGAATATTCTCCAATTTAATTATGTAGCGAAGGCCAGCAATCAGTAAAGCAATTGATCCTAGAACTGATGCAACTAGGGTTGCTAGTTCAGCTGCAACCATTATCGGACTTTGCCGTAACGCTCGTAGTTAGGGTTTAGCCAGTTAATTATGCTAGGCAAGACTGACACTAGAGCGGCATTTGCAATCGCATTGAGGTCGAATCCCACCGCTAGGTAGGTCGCTAGTGCTGTCGCTAGGAATGTCTTTGCCCAGCTTTCGGCCATCTTTTTTAGGTCGCTCATTCTTGTCTCCTTCTAGGTCAAAGTAGCTGCTGTCTTTGTCTCCCAAAGTTGTAAAGCTAATATGAAAATGAGAACGATGAGGATTGGGGCCTGAGTATTTACGCCGCTTCCAACCCAGTATCGGGCTCATAATCTTGCCATCGTAGATAACATATTTGATGCGCTTATCGCCTCTCTTGGCGCACTTACGAATCTTATCAACCAACGCATAAGCTTCTTCCTTATGTGCCGATAGGTCAGAATCAATATCTATAGCTCTAACAATTCCATCGACTGGTATATGGTCAGAATTGCCTTTCGCAATGTGCCGAGCATCAGCAATCCAGCCGTCAGACTTCCTATCGCGATCAGGATAATCGTCATCGATTTGCTCCCGTAATTGGACACCAGCTGCACATAGTCTCGTCATTATCTTAAGGGATTGTGCTACAGACCAAGAGCCTTTAAGTCTTCGGCTGTAAGACCTAAAGCAACTAACTTGGCTTCGGCTAATGCTTTGGCTTCTTTTCTTGCCGCATTTTCAATGCTTGATTTCTCAAGCATAGGCTTTAGTTCTTCTAAATCTTTATTGAATTGCTCAATTTCATCAATTGTCATCGGCCTTTCAATTTGTGTGCCATCTGCCAACGCAATTGTTTTCAACATTTTATTTTCCATTACATCTCCTAATTTAAGCCATAAGCTCTAAAATAAGAACCATTGTTGTTGTTAATTGCAAAATCTATCGAGCTAACATTGATATTGGCATTGTAAAAACCATTAGCGGTTAAAGGTTCGCCGTAATCTGGCGAGCCATCAGCGCGATTTAGTGAAGAATAAAAAACTACAGGCTTTGCAGATGAATTAGCGTTGTTAATTTCAATGGATGTAACTCCATCAAAAGTGCTAGTAAATGGCGATAAAGCAAATGAAGTGCCTGTGGTTGTGCTTGTTGCTTGTATTTGATTACTCGCACTGTCCCTAAAACGATTTGCTTGCATATAATTATTGTAATTAGTGGCACTTAAATTATTTAACTTAAAACTGCCAGCGGCATTGCTTGTTGCTTGGAAATATCCAAGAACCAAATAACGATTATAGCCGCCTAAAGTTATTGAAAATGTTGCGGCGCTAGAACTTACATCGGCTATAAAAGTCCAAGCTGAAGACGGAGTTGTAGCGGCAGGTGAAGCCCACTGAGGAGCAGTTGCCCCAGAATTTACTGTCAAAACTTGACCAGCAGTTCCTATTGCTAAGGCAGTATTTACATTGGCAGTTGCTGATCTATAAGCAATTGCGCCAGTAGTAGTCTGTGGGTTTAAGTTCTTTGTCGTTGTATCGATTGAGCTTCCCAATGTGCGAATTGCAGCTGCGCCATCCTTGACGAGATCAGTATCGTCAGGAGTGTCCCAGCCGTAATTAGTAGTCGTTGCCATTTAGTCTCCTATGCCACAATTGTAGCGTTGAGCCAGTCCAAAGTCGGGCTTATTGTATTCCAAGTCTCAGTCACTGGGACTGAGTTCCATCTGAACGCCTGAAGGCTGAAAGCTATAGGCGATAGGTTCATCGTCAGGTCTAGGCGGTTAAGACCTGCAGTCCAAGTCCAACCTTCAACAAATCCTTGAAACTCGCCATCGGTCATATTGGATGGCAGATTAGTAATATTCAATGGCATACCCATAAATACATTTAGAAGGCTATCTCGATTGGCATCATCAATCTCTGGACTAGCAGTAGTAAAAGTTATCTGGCGTAGGGCAAATTGAGGGTAAGCGCGGATAAGTAGATAGAAGGCTGCTTGGGCTTCAGCGTCAGCTTGATGCCTAAGAGTGGTAGATATTGTGCTAGCTAGTTGGCCGTAAAGAGATATAGAAGCTGCATCTTCATCACTTACTTCTGCATTGCCAGTTCCATAGCCGACTGTGATTGCGTTTCGGACATCGCCAGCGCGTTTGACTATGGAAAGAGCTGGGCCGATGGCGTGATTGCCATCAAGATCAACATAGCCGTTAGTCGCTAGGTATTGGCTGCGGTGTGTTGAATCGGCGTAACCAATACGGCCCTGAGAATCCTCATATAAGTAACCTAATCCGCTATTGGCATACCTAGAAGCTAAACTATAAACTGTGTCGTTTAGGCCAGTCTCAGAGTGCAACTCATAATCGCCTGGTGTATCTATCTCGCCTAGTCCGCTATTTTCTGCATCCTGCCATTGAGTCGTTGCGTCATAACCATTCCAAGTCTCGGCCGCTGGCACTTCATTCCATTGGTCAAATAATACGCCGCTAAGTAATTCCTCAATGCGGTCTCCATCAAATTGATGCGCAAAGTTGCCAGTATAAACTGCCCTAGCAAGTCGCGCTAAGGCTCCTACTGCAACAATTCTAATTTGCTGGCTCGTAGCTGTTGATCCTGAAGTCTGGACTGTGATGCCTAAGTCAGTAATAAAGCCACCAAATAGATTGACATAATCGCCATTAGAGTCTTGGACTTCTATTGTTACTGCGTCATTTACTTCATACGGAACTGCAGCTTCAGATGTCTCTATAAGACTTAGATTGCAGTAACCAGCAATTGGCTGCGAATAAATATCAGTGCGACCTGAGGAGATAGTTAAACCGCTAAGCGTTGCGCTAGTGACTGTAACGCCATCAACCTTAACTCTATAGACTGGATTCCAAAGAGTCATTGCGCTACTAGACCGCCAATAATAGCGCCCCCACCGCCGTTGCGAGCATTGCTATTGTTTAAAGCTAAAACTACGGCTCGGGTAAATCCTTCTTCATCTATTGCTGATGGAGCATTGACATTGATAATGACATTGCCGCGCTCATCGCCGCGTCTAGCAGCTGCAACATCAAAGCCAGAGGGTATTGCTTTGCCAGTCGGATTTAGTCCAGATGGGAATTCAGGCATTGTGCCTGTAATCAAATCAGGGATAGTTACTCCACCGATGCCGACTTTACCCCCTGCGCCACCGCTAATAACTGGTTTTCCAGCAGTAAAGCCTTCTGGAAGGCTAGATGATGAGACTGTGTTGCTTCCCTTGCTCCCTGATGCGGCAGTTATCCCATCAAATAATTTTACTGCTGCAATTATTGCTGCAACTACTGCTGCGCCTGTTGCTAGACCAGCAAGAGGATTAAGTGCAAAACGAGAGGCAATAGCAGCGGCTACTGCGCTATTACGCAAGAGGTTATAAGCGGCAACTAGACCAGTAATTAAAGCGATGGTTGCTTGCACTCCAGCCACTATTTTAGATACTACAAATACTGTTGCTATAACTCCAGCAACGACCATAAGCTCATCCTTAAGATCAATAACTGTGTCAATAAATCCTCTCACTTTCTTACCCCACTCAATAGCCGTTTTCTGGCTATTTGTTAAAGCTTTATCTAGACTATCTTCACCAGTAAGGCCAGCAATAAATGCTTCTAGGGCTGGAATAAAGTTGTCTAATATCCAAGCCGTAAGTTCCTGAACGACTGGAAGCAAGGCAGCGCCAATAGATTCTTTAGCTTCATCAAGAGCAATCTTGACTCGCTCTAATTGCTTGGCTGTCGTTTCTGATTCATTCTCAGCAAAGTTTCCAAATGTGCCAGTTAATTGCTGAAAAATGAAATCAAAGTCTCTGCTTTTTATAATATCTGCATCAAGGCCAAGGCCAAGCTTGCCTAGAGCGGTAGTGTTGCCATCATAGGCTCTACCTAAAGCGTTGGATATTGTCTCTAATGGCTTGCCAGTTGCAGCACTTAAATCTAATGCCAAATTTAGCAGCTTTTGAGCTTCTTCTACATCTTGCGTTGATCTGACTAAGCGAGTAAAGGCAGGGCGCAAACCATCATCAGCAACTCCAATAGCAATAGAAGTCTGCTTTATGTATTGCTCTACACCTTCAATTTGTTTAGCCGTTGCCCCAGTAGTTGCAGTAATAGTCTCGGCTAATCTGCGCTGAGCGGTTTCATCTTCAGCAGCAGCTTTGACTGCGCTTACTGCAAATGCACCAATGGCTGCGCCAGCAGCGGCAAATGCAACAGCTGCCTTCTTACCAAATTCTTTAGCTCTTTCGCCAATATCATCTATATCTTTAGAGCCTTTATCTAAATTCTTTTTAAAGTCTGCTGTATCGGCTAGCAGTTTAAGTGTTAATGCTCTGGAATCAGATGCCATTTACGCCCCACTTATCTAATATTTTATTAAATGCCGCTGTCCATTGTGCCACAATATTGCGCTGCTCTTGGCGTAAGGTTGGATAAATAAACCATCCGCGAGAACCGCGCCCTTGTCTGCCAGAGTAAGAAGGAAATTGCTTAAATTTATTTGAACCAAATTCAAAGCCAGCCCAAAGCATTTGAGTATTAGCTCCACCGCTAAATCTTTGACTAGCAAAGCCGTATTTAATTTCGCCAGTAGTGCTGGTTTTAGATACTTTAGATCCGCTAACGATTCGATTAATGGCTTGCTGGCCTTGCGTTCTAGTTCTGGCTTTTGTAGCGATTGCAGTCTGAAGATAGGTGGCAAGAGCATTAGAAGTTTGGCGAGCCTCGGCTTTGGCTTCATCACCTAGGACGGAAAAGGCTTTATAGACTTGGCGAAGCTCTGTTCGGTCAAATGCTGACACTTCTTCAGCCATTGCTATCCCTTTCCTTTATCAGCTCGACTGCCGTTGCTACATCGTCCCAATCATCCCAATACTGCACTGGGATACCAGTCTTAAGAGCAACTAATACTAATAGCCGCCTTATGCTGTCGGGCTGATGGCTTTTGGGTCATCGTTGCCTGTCTTAATGTCGGCAACTGTTTCCATCCATATTTCAAAGCTCTTTATCGGCTTACCAGCGCTTTCGCGTTTGTGAGCGTTATAGGCCAAGAACATTAAGTCCCAGATTCCTATATTTTCTTGAGCTTTGGTAATAGTGTGTCCAGTTGCCTTTTCCCACTTAGCCCACTCTGGCGGTTGAGCGATGTAAGTTGCTGATTCGCCAGAGTTATATTCAATTGTGATTGATAGTTTCATAGCTCCCGATGCTCCGATCTCTTAGGTAAAGGACTCCGCTGGTTGTCCAACAACTGTCATTGTCCAAGTGTCGGTGAGTGCTCCAGGGGCAGCTCCACCAGCAGTTGGGAAAATTGGCAAAACATTAAATGTAAAAGTTGCGCCTGATGCAGCTGTGAATACTGTTGAAATTGTCGTATTTGGTGCTGATTCTGCAACGCCCCAAATAATTTCAAATAGAGAACCAGTCGCTCCCCAATCCTGCAATAGTTCAATTGTGAAAGTCCATTGCTTATCTACGGACTTATAAGCGCGACCATCAAGGGTTTGATAAGTCTCGATAATTGTTTCGCAGCTTAAAACTGCAGAAGTAGTTTGAGCATCGAAGTTGTTACCACCAATGGTAAAACTAACATCGCGCCCAGTTATTACTGTTGTTGGCATTTAGGTCTCCTATGCGGTTTGCTCGTAGCGGACGCTCAAGCGTATATCTGCAACCAATAAATTGGTTGTTCCTACTGTTGTTACTGACGGCCTATCGACTGTCGATAACTCATACTTGGAAGCGTTTAGCGCTCCAAGAATACTAATAATTAATTGCTCTAAATTGTCTAATGATGCGGCGTTGCTAAAATATGCAACGCAAGCAGTTATTGTGTAATTTAATTTAACGCGAATGTTTGTCTTGCCTAAGACTTCAAGTTCCATATATGGTGCATCTGGGACGCACACTATTGCAGGAACGATAGGCGCTTCTGGAACTGAATCATAAATGTTGGCGCTGCAGCCAGCCAGAGCGGTTTTAAGTTGGCCTCTGACATCTGTGGCAATTGTTGATGGCATTAACCGACCATCGTCTCTACATCAAGATATGGGCCAAGTAAGCCAGTCACTTTGGCGAGTAAATTCTTAGATAGGCGGTAAGGGGTTACTGCAAAATCAACGCCTTCTATTGATCCACCAGCGGCTGTTCTAGCTTGGAAGATTTCGACTGAGATAGCCAGAATTGCAGCTTCAGCATTGGCATTTCCGACATAGGTTGATAATCCAGAGAGCGCAGCGTTTCCTGCTGGGATGATATTTTTCTCCAATACATCTGCATTGGTGATTGCAACTGTGAATACATAATCTGAAATTTCGTCATCGGTTACTGTGTGTGTGCCATTAAATGGTGATCCGCAGCCAGTAATAATTACGGATTGGCCTTCTGTGAATTCTTGAATTGTTGCGGTTTCAAAGTAAGCGATGTTATTTTCAAGCTTTACTTTGTTGATTTTGCTTTGGAAAGTGACCAGCATTGGTAGAACTAAGTTCTCTGAAGCATCGACAATATCGTTTAGATAAGCATCGTTATACAGGGATGACGAAACGCCAAGAATCGTCCTAAGCTCTGAAGCCGTAACTATTGTTGGCATTTCGTCATCCTTTCAAGCAGTTAGGTGAGCGGCCAGCTCGGGAGCGGACTGGCCGTCACTATTAGGGATTATCAGCTCTTGTTGAACCAGTTAGCACCTGCGGCAACCTTGGTTGCAAG